AAGTCCTTACCTCAACAGGTGCAGGAGGAGTTTCTTGGAAGAATGCAGCCACACCAACTGCAAACACCTTACAACAAGTATTAGATCAAGGTAACACTGCTATAGGGTCAAAAGCAAGCATAACAATAAGCGGAACAATAGAAGCTGCAACTATAACAGATGGCACTGGTTCTATAGGTTCTGCGGGGCAGGTGTTAACCTCTACGGGTTCTGCATTAGCTTGGTCTCCCGCAGGAACAGGTGCTATTACCCAGGTAACTGCTGGTAGTGCGGTTACCTCTGTAGGTCCAGCTATTTCTGTTTCTCCAATTACAGGTAACGTGGTTGTAACCCCTCAGATATTCGCAGGCACCAGTAATATAGGAGTAGTCCCATCATCAGCAGCAGCGAGTCAATCAACAGCATACTTAAGAGCAGACGGAACTTGGCAAGAAACACTATCTCAGTTTGTGCTCAAGATGACAGGCACTGATACATCGGTTCAAGCCCCAGCTGCATTAGATACAAAGTTGCAGGTTCTCTTTGGCTCTGCTCAGGCAACGACATCTGTTTCAGTTGACTCTGCAGGGTTAATATCATTTAATGAGGCAGGAAATTACCGTCTTGTATTTAATGCTTGTATGATGAGAAATGTTATTAGTGGTTATTCTAATACTCAGTTCGTTATTTTTTACGATAGCGCAGGTGGAGCACCTACAGTAGCTGCATTTCCTATTAAGAGTTACAGCAACGAAAGTACAGGAGGCAACCAACCTAATATGTATTCTGAGGATATTATCATTAAGGTAGCTACTGGGTCTACCCTTGTTTTAAAGATAGTTAACGACACCTCGTTTTCATCAGATAACTCAACTGCCCTACGACCATACACAGGGGGTTTTGGAACAACTGGTTCGGCAGCTGTTTTAATTTACAAGGCAGAGCAATAAATTAAATTAAATGAAATGGACATTAGAAAAATATCAATTGGTGCAGACTATAAATCTGGAGCCATGCATTACATTGTTGGGCAAGAAGTTTTAGGCGGCTCACATACAATACACCTTATTCAGTCTTCAGATAATTCATACAGGATATGGATTCAAAAGGGAGATGTTGTGTACATGTGGAAGGAGTTTTTACATACCCTTCCAATCTCTTTAGAGTTTAATATAAACTTTTAATGAGGTCTCCATATAACTTTATTGTCAAGCCTCTAAACGATAGGAGGTATGACAACGTAAAAGAAATAGGCGGTACTGATTTTATTACAAGTGCTTCAGAGGAGGACCATGTTGCCTCTAACCGACAAGCTAAAGTAGTAGCCACACCTATAGATTACGCAGGTCCAGTTGAGGTAGGGGACACCTTATTAGTTCACCACAATGTCTTCAAGTTCTACAACGACATGAAGGGGAGACAGAAGAGTGGGAGAAGTTTTTTAAAGGATAATCTTTTCTTAGTAGACAACGAGCAGTTCTTTCTGTATAAGAGAGATGGGGAGTGGATGGCTCACAGCAAGTATTGCTTTATAAAACCTATTAAATCAAAGGATTCTTACATATTAAAGGATGGAGAGGAGCCTTTGACTGGGGTTGTAAAGTATATCAACCAAGAACTTTTAGACTTAGGTGTAAGGGCGGGTGATGAGATTTCATTCACTCCAGATAGCGAGTACGCCTTTACGGTAGATGACGAGAAGCTATATAGAATGTTTACCAACAACATCACTATGGTAATGTAGTGCTGTATAAATTATAAATTAAATCATGGGAGTACAAAAAAACATTGGGTTACTAAAATCTAAAAACGAGCAGGTAACAGAGAATTTAAAAAAATTAATTCTTGAAGAACAAAAAACCAGAGAGTTAGCTATTGGATGTTTAGAGTTATTAAAGCTAATGCCAGGGTATGAGGAGGCGTTAAAACAGTTAACAGAAAAAACTGAAGATGAACATAAAGGAGCTTAAGTTAAGTATCATAGATGCTGGGGAAAAGGCAGTAAAGCAACTTGTAAAGGTAGCCAAGGAGGAGATAATAAAGGTTGACACTGAAGACCCATTAGCTGCAGATAAGTTAAAGAATGCAGCCGCTACTAAAAAGTTAGCTATCTTCGATGCCTTTGAAATACTTAAGCGTATAGAGGACGAGAAGTCTATGCTTGATGGAACGATAACTGAAAAGAAAAACAACACACCAAAAGGATTTGCAGAGTCAAGATCAAAATAGATTATATACGGACATAACAAAGCACATTCCTAAGTCTGTTATCTCAAACAAGAACAGGGGAAGGACTTGGTTGTATGGTTATAATGAAAAGTATGACGTAGTTGTTATATCTCATACGGGTCAGATAGAATCTATTATAAATATTAATGGGTTAAAAATAGCCCTACCTAAGCCACCTAAAGAAGTATTCAAAAGGTCTAAGGCTAAAGAAGAACAGCACTGGGAGTCTACCCCTTTAGCAAAAGAGTTGTCTAAGATTAAGTCTATATTCCAGTGGCACGACACGCCTGACATATTTAAGTCCAAGTGGGTTGACTATATCGAGGAAGAGTTCAACAGACGTGAGCATGGGTATTGGTTTATGAACAACGGTAAGCCTACTTACATTACAGGGACCCATTACATGTACTTGCAGTGGACAAAGATTGATGTAGGTAACCCTGACTTCAGAGAAGCTAACAGAGTTTTTTATATCTTCTGGGAGGCGTGTAAGGCTGACAAGAGGAGCTTTGGAATGTGTTATCTAAAGATAAGGCGTTCAGGGTTTTCTTTTATGAGTTCATGTGAGGGGGTTAACCAAGCTACCATAACAAAGGATTCAAGAATAGGCATACTTTCTAAAAGTGGTTCTGATGCAAAGAAAATGTTTACCGACAAGGTAGTACCTATTTCAAATAACTACCCGTTCTTTTTCAAGCCTATACAGGACGGTATGGATAAGCCTAAAACAGAATTAGCTTACAGGGTCCCAGCGTCTAAGATTACTAAAAAGAACATGCACACCTTGTCTGATGATGAGCTTGAAGGGTTGGACACCACTATAGATTGGAAGAACACAGGGGACAACAGTTACGATGGGGAGAAGTTACAGTTACTTCTGCATGATGAGAGTGGAAAGTGGGAGAGGCCAGATAATATTTTAAATAACTGGAGGGTGACTAAAACTTGTTTGCGTTTAGGTAGTAAGGTTATTGGTAAGTGTATGATGGGGTCAACCTCAAACGCTTTAGACAAGGGGGGTAGAAACTTCAAGGCACTTTATGATGACTCCTTTCCCTCTAAAAGGAATGCAAATGGTCAAACAAAAAGTGGGTTGTATTGTTTGTTTATTCCTATGGAGTGGAACTTTGAGGGTTATATTGACTTATACGGTATGCCTGTATTTAACACCCCAATAAAACCTGTCAAGGGTATAGACGGGGAGCCTATAACAATTGGAGCTATTGACTACTGGACAAACGAGGTTAACTCACTTACTCAGGATCCAGACGCATTAAACGAATTTTACAGACAGTTTCCAAGAACGGAGTCTCACGCATTTAGAGATGAGAGTAAGCAGTCTATATTTAACTTGACAAAGATATACCAGCAGGTGGACTATAATGATTCCTTAATAATAGACCACCATGTAACGAGGGGTTCGTTTCATTGGAAGGATGGTATAAAGGACTCTAAGGTTATATGGTCACCTAATAAGAACGGAAGATTTTTAGTGAGCTGGACACCACCCCCACATCTTCAGAACAAGGTTATTATGGAGAGAGGGATTAAGAAGCCAGGCAACGAGGATGTCGGATCATTCGGCTGTGACTCCTATGATATATCAGGGGTTGTTGTTGGCAAGGGGTCTAACGGTGCGCTGCATGGACTCACTAAGTTTAACATGCAAGAGGCTCCGAGTAATGAGTTCTTCTTAGAGTACATAGCAAGGCCGCAGACTGCGGAGATATTTTTCGAGGAGGTGTTGATGGCCTGCGTGTTCTATGGGATGCCTATACTATGTGAAAACAATAAGCCTCGTTTACTGTATCATTTTAAGAACAGGGGTTACAGGGGTTACTCCTTAAATAGACCTGACAAGTCTTACACTAAGCTCTCTAAGACAGAGAAGGAGTTGGGAGGTATTCCTAACTCAAGTGAAGACGTAAAGCAGTCACACGCCTCTGCTATTGAATCATACATCGAGAAGCATGTAGGTATTGACTTTAATGGAGACTATAGAGATGTAGGGGATATGGGTACTATGTACTTTGGAAAGACGCTTGAGGACTGGGCAAAGTTTGACATAAGTAACAGGACAAAGTTTGATGCTGCTATAAGTTCAGGGTTAGCTATTATGGCCAATCAGAAACACTTGTACACACCATCTAAACAACAATCAAAAATATTAGTTAAATTTGCTACATATAATAACTCCAGCGGTAAAAGTCAAATAAATACATGAAAGACGTTAATATAAACATAAACTCTGCAGCGTTTCCTGACCAATTTGCTTCTGATAAAGACAAGGCTACGGACGAGTTTGGTCTACAGGTAGGTCAAGCTATACAGTACGAGTGGTTCAGAAAAGATGGAGGGGGTTGTAGGTTTTACAGTCAGTGGGCAGAGTTTCATAGACTAAGACTTTACGCAAGAGGAGAGCAGTCAGTCGCAAAGTACAAAAACGAGTTAGCAGTAGACGGAGATTTATCGTACCTAAACTTAGACTGGACACCAGTCCCTATCATACCAAAGTTTGTAGACATTGTTGTTAACGGAATGTCTGACAGATTGTTTAAGGTTAACTGTATTGCTATGGATGCTATGTCGGCTGAAAAAAGGAATCAGTTTCAGAAGATGGTTGAGGTTAATGTAATTGCTCAGGACCTGTTTAGACAAATAGAAGATGATTTTGCTGTAGAAATGTTTCAGGTAGATCCTAAAACTTTACCTCAGAGTGACACAGAGATGGAGCTTTACATGCAGCTAAACTATAAGCCTGCAATAGAGATAGCTAACGAGATAGCTATTAACACTATGCTTGAGGAGAATCATTATGTTGACACTCGCAAGAGGGTGGACTACGATATTACTACATTAGGAATAGGCATGACCAAGCACACCTTTCAGCAAGGTGATGGTATAAAGGCTGACTATGTTGACCCTGCAAATGTTGTTTACAGTTACACAGAGGACCCTTACTTCAAGGATACATTTTATTGGGGGGAGATAAAGACAGTACCAATTGGTGAGGTGATAAAGATTGACCCAACAGTAACAAACGAGCAACTGTCTGAGATATCTAAGTACAGTCAGGCGTGGTACGACTACTACAATGTAGCTGCTATGTATGAGAACAGTATGTTCGCAAGAGATACTTGCACCCTGTTGTACTTTAATTATAAGACTACCAATAGTTTTGTTTACAAAAAGAAAAAGACTGCCGAGGGTACATACAAAACTGTAGAGAAGGATGACGAGTTCAACCCACCTCAAGAGATGATGGACGAGGGCGAGTTTGAAAAGGTAGAGAAAAGAATTGACGTTTGGTACGAGGGTGTTATGGTGATGGGTACAAACATTATATTGAAGTGGGAAATGATGGAGAACATGGTCCGTCCTAACTCTGCTAACCAGTATGCTATGCCTAACTATGTGGCGTGCGCTCCAAGGATGTATAAGGGGGTGTTAGAGTCTTTAGTTAGAAGGATGATACCCTTTGCTGATTTAATACAGATAAGCCATTTAAAGATACAGCAGGTGGTTTCTAAGGTTGTTCCAGACGGGGTGTTTATAGATGCCGATGGACTTAATGAGGTTGACCTTGGTACAGGTGCGGCATACAACCCTGAAGATGCTTTAAGGTTATACTTCCAAACAGGTAGTGTTATTGGTAGGAGTTTTACTCAAGACGGAGAGTATAATAACGCAAAGGTTCCTATCACTCAACTTACATCCAGCAGTGGACAGAGTAAGATGCAGATGCTTATAGGTAACTACAACCATTACCTTAATATGATAAGACAGGTTACGGGGTTAAACGAGGCAAGGGATGCTTCTTCTCCAGACCCTAATTCTTTAGTGGGGGTACAAAAGTTAGCTGCTTTAAATTCAAACGTAGCTACAAGACATATCTTAAACGCCAGCCTTTATATAACTAAGACTTTAGCGGAGTGCTTATCTATTAGAACGGCAGATGTTTTGGAGTATGCTGACTTTAGGGATGAGTTCGCTATGCAGATTGGTAAATACAACCTAAACATATTAGAGGAAATAAAAAACTTGTACCTGTATGACTTTGGTATTTTTGTGGAGATGAGTCCTGACGAAGAGGAGAAGCAACAGCTTGAGCAGAACATACAGATGTCATTACAGAACGGTGGCATCGACTTGGAGGACGCTATTGATATAAGGACCATCAATAATTTAAAGATGGCTAACCAGCTTCTCAAGGTTAAGCGTAAGCAAACTAAGGCAGAGGTTCAGCAGCAGCAGAAGCAGCAGCAAGAGATGCAGGCGCAGCAAGCTCAACAACTTCAACAACAGGCAGCTCAATTTTCAATGCAACACAGTCAGCAGGAGATGCAGACTAAGATTCAAATTAAGCAGGCAGAGATAGCTTTCGAGATTGAGAAACAAAAGAATGAGGCTAACCTTAAGCGTCAGTTAATGCAGGTTGAGTTTGACATGAATATGCAGCTAAGAGGGATGGACCAGTCGAAGATTGACGAAAGAGAAACGCAAAGAGAAACAGCTAAAGCAGACCGAATAAGTCTTGGTAATACTCAGCAGTCTAAAATGATTGAGCAAAGGAAAAGAAATTTACCAGCACAAAACTTTGAGTCTAATGAGGACAGCTTAGATGGCTTTGATTTGTCTGAATTTTCTCCAAGATAAGAGTCTAAAAGGGTAATTAAAATAAGTATTAACTTTGTAAAAATTAAATTAAATGGAAGAGAATAAGTTTATAGTAAAAGATGTTACTGGGGTTGAGAAATCAAAAGTAGAAATTGAAGAACAACTGCTAAAGAAACATGAAGATAAGTTTGAGCAGGAAGAGGTGAGCCAGACAGAGGCTACTTCCGAATCAAGCATAAATGATAGTGACGTTCTTTCTTATATTAAAAATAGATACGATAAGGACATCGAGTCAGTAGACCAATTGTTTGAAACAAAAGAATCAAACGAAGAGTTACCTGATGACGTGTCTGCATATTTTAACTACAAAAAAGACACTGGTCGTGGTATCGAAGATTTTGTGAGGTTACAAAAAAACTTTGATGACATGGACAGTAAACAAATACTAACTGAATACTATACGTCTACAGAAGAAGGATTAGATAGTGAGGACATAAAAGATCTTATTGAAGATAAATTTTCTTATGATGAGGACTTTGATGACGCAAAGGACATTAAGAAGATTCAGTTAGCAGAAAAACGAGAACTTGTAAAAGCGAAGAAGTTTTTAAATGATCAAAAAGATAAGTATAAAGTTCCTCTTGAGTCAAGTGGGGATGGACTGTCTAATGATGATAAAGAAAAGTTCAATAGCTATAAGAGTTATATAAATGAGTCTAACACTGCAAAGGAAGCACAGAAAAAAAGGTACGACTATTTTTTAGAAAAGACCGATGAGGTTTTTAACGATGAGTTCAAAGGTTTTGAGTTCAATGTCGGGGAAAAAAGTTTTACGTTTAAACCTGGTGATAAAGATGAGCTGAAGAGTAAACAATCTAACGTCAATAATTTCGTAAGTAAATTTATGGATAAGGACTCAGGATTGATTAATGACGCTGAAGGATATCATAGAGCTATATCTGTTGCTATGAACCTTGACAAATTTGCTGAATTCTTTTATAACCAAGGGATGACAGAGACTGTAAATAATGTTACTAAAAAATCAAAGAACATTAATATGGACATGCGTCAGACCCCACAGAATTTCAGTAAGGATGGATTGAAGATTAGAACTGTTGGTGATTCGAGCAGTGGTAAAGGACTCAAAATTCGAAGTATTAAAAAAACATAAATTAAAAAACAAAAAAAATGAGTGTGAATACAACTCCACCGTTTGACTTGCAACCAAGTGGTCAGCAAGTAGCCTTAGCAACAAACTACATTACCAACTTTGATTTCTTGAATCAGTATCTTCCAGATACATACGAGAAAGAATTTGAGCGTTATGGTAACAGAACAGTAGCATCATTCTTAAGAATGGTTGGTGCTGAAATGCCTTCTAACTCTGACCTTATCAAATGGGCTGAACAAGGAAGGTTACACACTAAGTACACAGGATGTGTAGCAACAGGATTTGCAGCAGGTGTTGCAGTTGCAACATGGTTAATTCCAGTAGCACAAGTGAACCCAGGAGCACCAGCATCTACTGCACCAGCAAATGGATTTACAGCTATTAGAGTTGGTCAAACAATTATGATCTCTGATGAGACTGCAGGATCTGTATTAAGTAACAAAGCAATTGTAACAGCGGTAGCTGATGTAGTAGCAGCAGGTACTTTTGCGGTTACTGTAGCTTACTACGACCAAGGCGGTCAGACTATGGGAGCAGCTGCACCTTGTAGTAT